CTCCCACAAGTTTAACACCTCCAAACCCAAAGTTTACTCCTGAGCAACTCTACTACTTTATACTCTCCCCCCCTGCTACACACACCCACAATGGAATCAACAAAACCTCCTACAAATTTCTCTTATGACGGAAACTCCCCCTTTCGACCCCGTCCCCCCAACGTGAACCCTATCGCTGTTGAAATGCACAAGAAAACTATACTCTATGCTATGACACGCAACCTCTACACTCACGAAATAGAAATTATCCTCAATGAACGTAAGCGCTCTGTTACTACTGAAGAATCCATATCTTTTGACTTCTTTTCTGGCGACATCCCTCACCATCAAATCATCAAGGATACACATTACTATGATGCACTCTCACATGCCTACAAGTCTTTCTCCCCCCCAGAACTTTGTCGACCTGTCCACATCCTAGACGTTGAACACCATTACCCACATAAGACAGACTCAAATGCTGAGGCCCCTTTCTCAACTGAACCATTCTTTATTCGGCAACTCCGTGACCCAATCTATCGCGAACGCCACAATTTAATTGGTACAGACCCACGCCCCTCATTTGGCAGCATGAAGAATATTATCTTTGACTGGTCCCGCCGCATCCATCATCTCATCAAGGACAACGCCCCTTTCGAACAATATCTCTACTACATCTTACTGCACTCCAAAACTGCTCTTATCGACTTCGAAGACCCCAACAAATTGCGAAGTATCTCTGGCTTCCCAAGGCCACAGAACATTGCATACATCATGTTTCTTTGGTCATACATGGCGCACCTCAAGCGCAATGTCGGCCGCACTCCCCTCCTCTGGGGATATGAAACAATAACTGGTGGATGGTTCAAGCTTAACGCTGAGCTATTCAACAGCCACATCCGTGGATCAATTGTCACACTCGACAAATCTAGATTCGACAAGTACTACTCGTTTGAAATCCAAGATGACATCGACATGATGATAAGATCTTTCCTCAATTTTGGCGAAGGTTACATACCTACGCAAGAATACCCGAACACGGACGATACATGGTCTACCCACAAAGCCCAACGACTCCAGAACCTCTGGAAATGGCTTTGCTACTCCTTCAGACAAGCTCCAACCGTTCTATTCAACGGTCAGAAATACAGAAGACGCTGGTTCGGAATGCCATCTGGCGTATATACTACACAGTTGTACGACACTATACATTTCTTCATAACGAATCACTCCGTCCTTTTCTCCATGGGCATCACTCTGAATCAGATCGTCTTACACAAAGGCGAAGGCGATGATATCATCTTCAAGCTCTCACTGCTCATCCAACCCAATGAGCATGAACAATTTCTTCACACTTATGCTGAAACTGATCGAACTAAGTTCGGTTCAGAAATCAGACCTGAAAAGTGCGAAGTAAAGAATTCACCCCAAGACGTACATGTCTTAGGATACCGCAACAATCACGGTCTACCTTACCGCGATCCAATTGAATTGTTAGCGCAACTCTACCATACAAAGATGGCCACTCCTACTCCGGAGAAAACAATGGCTACCTGTATTGGCATAGCTTACGCACTAATGCAATTCGACAAGCCAACCTCAATACGCAACCGAGCGTACGAAGTTTGCAAAGACGGTTACAATTATTATCGTGACCAAGGTTACTCACCTGACGCACGCACTTTCGCTCTCACTTTCTACCACGACGTGACAACCGAATCTGAAATTGACATTACTGAATTCCCCTCTCAACATAAAATACAGCAATCCCTTATGAACTACAGCTACGAGCCTCCTCCCTCCATGAAACGCTTCTGGCCCTCCTGGTTCAAAAGCGAATTCTAGCTGTAACTTTAGCCGTGACCCGGCGATTTGTGCGAAGTGAATTACCCACTTCATATCTAAACTCAACACTCCTTCCAAAAACAATCCACTCACACTCATTTAAGA